ACAAATGCAACGAGTTTAAACGCAAACACGGAGTTTATCCTTGGATTCTTGAACTCGATTTATCTGGCATGGATACACACTGTACGGAGCAGCTCATTAAACTTGAATGGCGGTTTTTTGAACGCTGTTTCAGGGGCACCCCTTGTGGTGCGTGGATTTCTCAGATCTCAAAATTTTTCATCCAGAACGTTGGTTATTTCCTCAACGTCTTTTTCAAATTGTTGGGGTGTCGCATGTCCGGGGACATGCACACCGGTTTAGGCAATTGTCTAGCCATGATCTCAATGGTATGGGCTTTTAACAAATTGCATTCATTAAACCGCACTGACATACTGGTCGACGGCGATGACACAAATCTCTATGTTCATCCCGAAGATGTCGACCTGTACATTCAGAGTCTGCCGAACTTCATCTTTGACTGTGGTCATGAGCTAAAACTCATTGTCAAAAGCAACTGCTGGGACATCGAGTGGTGCCAATGTAAGTTGGTTCGTGTTGAGGTTAACCCTGAACACGCCAAAAATCGCGTATTCGACGATGATTTTTGTAGTGGCAACATTATTCCAATGTTTGTCCAAAATCCACTCAAAATGTTCACCACACTTGGCTCAGACATCCACATGAACAAACCAGACTCAGGTGCCGATTATGTCATTTCCAATTTGTACGCTTTTGGAAAGATGTACGGTTCCATCCCCGGATTTCAGCATCTCACCAAGTTGCGCCATAGCGGGACGCTCAAGGCGCGCAACGTTGGGGCTCGAATAGCGTGGTCACTATCAACAAGTGGCTGCGAAGGCGAGCATGCACCATGTTCCTACACCTGCGGTGACATTTCCCGCGTGTGGAACATACCCCTCCCCATTCTCCAAGCTCTCGATTCGGAGAGTTTGAGTCTCAATCGGCAAATTATTGTCGAATCCCTGAGAGACGCGCTGAATGCGGAGGTAAACGCTACGGCATAAACAATCCCTCCCCCCATTCTAGGGGAGGGGGGCCCGCCGTAAAGTTTTAAAACCCATACAAAGATGGG